ATGCAACTCGCTCAAGCCTATGACAGAAGCGATAAGTCCTGCGTTCTCTGGATGACCAAGGACTGAACCTATCATCGGGTCTTTCATCTGGATAAGGTTCAGGAGGACATCACGCTTCTGAGTCCAGCTAATCGGGAAAGGTTCTGCAATCTCAGGTGCGACCTCTCCTACCTGACCGATAAGCTCGCTCTGTTTAATCCAGACGTTAATGAAGTTGGAGCCTTTCGACTGCACCATCTTCTCGTCTGTCTTCATGTGCTTAACGAAGCTATCCGTCGCCTTCTTCATCACCTGTGCCCACCACTCCTGCAAGATAGTCCAGTTAGTAGATAGGCGCTGTAGAGCAGACGCTTTAGACAATTCGTATTCGCGCGCGGTTCCAGATCCACCTTCCTGAGTACCACCGTAGATAGAAGGATAAGTTCCCTGCACAAACTGTTGGCGGTTATTCATCCTCTCTGCGAACATATCTACTTCTCTCGATAGCGTCGTAGCCTTGACTTCATAGAAACTCTCACCAAGAGAACGACCAGCAGAAGCACTAGCAGGTGAAACCTGTCCAGGACGTATCTCTTGCCTTTGATACGCCGTAAAGTCAAGTGTCTTAGGGTCTGCAAAGAGTTCCGGTAAACCAAACTCGATAGTCTCCAGCGTAAGGTTATCAAGTTCGTTCTCAATATCCTGAAGCGGGACCATCCCTCGACCAATAGGCGGCGCATGAAGAGTCTCAGCGAATGGGTTATCTGCAAGCGTCCAATGGTCGTCTATGGAGTCCTGAACTATCTCTACTATAAGGTTATCGTTGATTCTTACGCAGTAGATACCTTTAGTAAATTGTTCCTTAAGTGACTTGATTGTATCCTGGTCTCTCTGATAAAGATTCAGCGCCCACGGCCTAAACCAGAATCTCTGGACTGTACACATCTCATCAGGAATATCCCCCTTATAGACTGAGGAAATCCTCATGTCGGTGTCGTAACTACCGAGATTGGAAGACTGAATCTTATCAGCAAACTCAGGATAAATCTCTCTGAGAAGTGCTACAGGGAATTCATCCTCAAGACAGATGTAAGGTGTAGATACAAGCTCCTTAACATAAAGAGGAAGCTTTACATTCAGGGGACCGTATATCTCTAGAGTCTCTCTGTTTTTGGGGTTGTCAGTCTCCCCTGTCTGCATCTGGATAGAGCCAGGCTGGTTATCCTGCTCGGGCGGACCCTGATAGCCACAACTCTGGCACATACCCGGCTGAGGTGGTGGAAGTGGTTCTCCCTGTGGAAGTTGCTGAGGAGGAGCCATCTCTGCCCCACATTGGGGACAGTATGAGGACTGGTTTATAACTTCGATATCCTCAAAAACAGGAGTCGTGTAGCTGCCAAATCTAAAGTCGGTCTTGTTCTCGTTATAGCAGGCGACCATCCCACAGTTATACAGGAGATAAAGCGCCTTCATCATAAGGAGCTTCGACCTGTTATGTCTCTGGATTAGTTCGGAGAGCTTACTTCTGGACTTCGCGGCCTGGATGTCCTCGTGGTCGTCAGCATCCAGAGGGAAAAACCTAACAGTAGGAACACCACTAGAAAGAGCACCAATAAGAATCTCTCCATGAGCTTTGTAGATGTTAACTACTTTAGCGTAGATAGATGGGTCGATGTCTGATTGTGGGTCTTCATCTAGTATCTGCTCCGGTGTCTTCCACTGCTGAGAGCCTGCGTCCCACGCCGTATACTGTAAACCTTCCCAATAGTTAAAATGCTTTCTCCACTCCTTCATGTTCAGGTCGCGCGGGCCTTGGTCCTGTAGAAGGTAGTCATCGATAAGGATAGAGAGGATACGTGCTTCCTCTGTCTCATATATCGGCTGTGGAGCTGGTGCTTCTTCTGGTGTCTCCTCCTCAGGCGGCATCATCTGAGACATATCCATAGACGGGTCCTGTCCCTCTGCTGGTGGCAAAGTTCCAGCATCAGGAGGGGGCATCATCATAGAAGGGTCTTGAGGAGGCGGTTGCTGAGGAGGAAACATATGAATCTCTTAATCTGCGCGCTTGCAAAGTATGGTAACACCGGCCGTCGTGCAACGAGCGAAACGAGCGGGAGAACTAACACCAGTAGTATTAGCTCCAGTCATAGCCACCCATGTTACGCCATCCACAGAACCATCAATGGCTACTGTAGACTGGATAAAGGATAGGCGACTTGGAAGACCAACGACTTGATTCTGTAGGATAGTCGTAGGGACTCCTACTGGTATCCCATAGACTGCCACTGCTGCGGCCATTAGTTAGTTCCTTTCCCCTTCTGCTACTTTCTTATCTGCTACCGCTGCATCTGCTGCTTCTTGGTCTGCGATACGCTGTGCCCAATAAGCTGCTCGCTGTTTAGTTTCGTAGTCCTGCCTTATCTTACCCCAGGATGGACGACGAGACTGGACAGGTTCTAAGTTTGTCGGAGCAGTCTGTATAGCCTCCTGCTTAGGAGCAAGCTTATCGTCTACCAGCTTCTCAAGGAGCATCTGACTATGCTCAACCTGCTGCTGTAAGTCGGTGCGCGCATGGATTAGAGCTTCTTCCTGCTTATCTAGGTCGAAGTATAAATCAATAGCCAACACTTGAAGCTGCTTCTTAGTGAGGCTTAAAACGAAGGCGACGTGAGAGGTTCGCGTTGTATCGCCCTTTATGTCGTTGAATTGACTGGGACGCGCGCCTGTAGTCTTTATCGTATCCTGCCATCTGTCGATAGAAGGTATTCCAGTCCCCCGTCCGGTCCAAGGCCATAACGATTTGACCCAGTTTATCAATCTTATCCGCCTCGTTTGCCGATAAATTGAAGAAGTCATCGATTGCCTTGATTCCATATCTTCCACCGTCGTAAGCATCATCGCCTATGAACTGCTTAACGTCCTCTGCTCTTATCCCAGGCTTATCTTCTTCGGGATAAACGCAAGCTGGGATAACCTTACGAAATTCAGTGCAGGACTTGCAAATAAGTAATTTCGGTAAGTTCTTCTCTGGCTCTTCCTCTTGGAATAAGGCCATATATTCCTTGTATCTATCTGGACCTTGATTCCTGAGTATCTTAAATGCAGTGTCCTCATCGTAACCTACCAACGGATTATAGCTTAACGGCTTAGGACCCCAACGTAGATATTCGTGCATAAGCTGCTTACCACCAATGCGGTCGTTATCAGCTTTATCCCACGGCATCCCTGTGGCGTCCATTATCTGTTCTGCTATAGAGTGTTCCTCTCCCCGCTTGGCCCAGGCTGATGGGTCTAGTTTAAAAGATTTAATAGCTTCTCGCTCGGACTCGCTGATACGAGCAACGTCTGCTCCCCATACAGCGATATTAGTTTTGGACCAGACCCGCTCTCGATAAAGAATGGCTCGCTTATCGGGAGTAGCCGCAAACCATCCAACCCACACTTTTCCGGGGTGATATCCCCAGTCGCAGGCCATAAGTCTTGGCATCCACTCAGGCGGCTGGAAGTCATCGATAACATGGCAAGCATTGCTAGGCTCGTCGGGGAATTTAACTCCGTAAAAAGGATCTCGCCATTCAGTAAAGACTTGTCCTGCGAAGACCCACCAGTCTCCGTAGATTTTCGCTCGCTGCTCCGCAATAGGTAATAGTCGAAGTCGCTTAAGATATCCAGGGTCCTTGAGCATAAGGTATGGATTATCAGTAAGGAACGCGCGGATAAATATACGATATGTCTCAGAATTTTCGTCATAAAGTAATTTACCCCCGTCTGGTGCTCCTTCTACAAATCTTTGCCTTACCCATAGATGGCCGACGTTTCCTGGATTGCTTGCGCTTCTTACTATAGGCGGAACTCCTTCGATAATACTACGGACACGAGAAGTCAGGAACGTATATCTAAATTCGTTAAAGGATGTCAGCTCGTCAAACGCAATATACTGATACTCGTTAGTATCATGCTGGCGCGCGTCTTTGTCGTTCTCGAGGTAGTTGAAACGTATCTGAGCACCAGACGGAAAAGTAGAAACATGCTTCGTACTATCGTAACTTGCGCCAAACAGATTATAAATTGGTACAGCACGTTTAATCAGCGACGCTTCAAGCTGCGGATAAGACTCGCGAAAGAGAACCCCTTGGAACCCTTGATGCTCGTGGAAACCGTATAGGACGGGGAGCATAAATAAGAGTTCACTTTTCCCTGGTCCTGCCGAACCGCCAAAGAATCCCTCAAACACCTCGAAAGGTATCTGGATAAATTCGTTCTGCTTATCGGTCGGCTTCCATTCTCTAACATACCTGCCACTGTCATCCCTCGTAGTCGTTACGGCCATATGCTAGAGTTAAAATAAAAAGACGACGGCTCAGGTCTAGATAGGAAGGTGTCCTACAAAGACTAGAGCCGTATCGTATTACTTGCGATTAACTGTCGGCTGAACTGGGTGCGTTACTACTGGCGCGGACGGTTTATTAACTACAGGAGGAGCAGGAAGCTGAGACGCTTTAAGCCACCTCTCCTCTAGACGCTTTGCTCTATCGTCGTTGAACTTCTGGAACTCTGCAAAAGTTGCAGGTGGAGGGAGTGCGTCGAAAAGAACCTGATAGATTTCGGCTGAGATAAGGAAGGTGAACAAGCTTTCCTTGGTGTTATCATTCGGGTCCAACGTATAGACCTGAACAATATAATCACCGGAGATAGCCTTCTGCTCACCACGAGTACACGGAACCAGCAGGGGACCAGTTCCGATATAGCTGTGTTTGATTGTCGTGTTATCGCCTACAGCTTTGGAATCGATGTAGACGTTACCACCACTAAAAGGTGACTGCGCTGGCTTTTTGGCTTCTTCGTCTGCGAGTCTCTTAGCTTCCTTTTCGGCTGCGACGAGTTCGTCTTTTTCAGCTTGCTCTTCGGTTCTATCGTCTTTCATCAACTCGGTCATAACACGCTCGCTTTCCAAAATGTTAATCTAGTCTCTCCTTATACGCATGGACGTGCGCAGGACGGTTAGTTGTCAGTAAGTGGGTAGCTTACTTATCTACTTAGAACCAAGCTTAAGCTTATGTGAGTCTGTCTTCCTAGTGGGGGTGCGCGTCGAACCTATCTTGCCGCCCTTCTCTCCTTTTTTCGCAGGATTAAAGTTAGCTTTGATGGAGTTCATAAAAGCACTCGCCATCCTATCTCCTCTTATGCTTAGAACCGAAAGTTAACTTTTTGGGTTTAGACTTTTTAGAGTGCTTACCAGATAGAGCAACGTAAGCACCATCATCGTTAACGCTACTCTTGAATTTCTGCAACGTCGATTTTGGTCTGCTTACGCTTACTCTTCTGATAGGCATTTCTAATCCAAGGGAATAACTCTAATACAGATAGCGCGCGGCCCCTTATCTCCATTGATGGCTATGAAGGACACTCTATCCTGTATCTCAAGCTCCCTGAAATTCTTTGTTGTCTCTTCCATACCGGACCAATGAAAGAAATGGTCCTGGCCGTCATCACCAGCAATAAAGCCAAATCCCCTATCCTGCTTTATCTTGCGGATGGAACCTTCCTGTCTAGCCGCTTCGACCTTCTTAAGGAGAGACGGACGCGCGCCCTCTGGTTTACGATAAACCGGCTCGTCGAATCCCTCATCAAGCCTAGCGAGTCCAGATAGTCTGGGCATAAGATATCTACCTACCTTTAAAGTCCTCCGTCCGGGATAATGAGTGGCGAGGTGACGTGGACGGTCGTATACTCGCTCACTTGTTTCATCTCAGGTCTAAAGATGTGGAAATGGATAGACTCAGGCTTGGAGGTTTCCTTTGTCACCTTATCCATTACGGTCGCCATATCCTTAGCTATTCCGCTTATCGCGCTTGCCTTACAGCCATCTATCTTGTCGTCTGTAAGTGACTTTAGAGCAGAAGCGAGCTTCTTAGACGCCAACTCTGCCAACTGTTCTTTTACAGACCTCATCCGCTTCATTCTATCTGGATTGGTCGGCACTGGAGGACGATTGACTCCTCTATCCGCGCTAGAAGATATCCCCTCCTTGTATGCCGAAGCCTGTCCCTCAGATAAACCGAACAGGGGACCCGCTGAACCAGAACCAATGATATGACTCACCGTCCCGATAGCAACCTGGACGTTCGTCTGTCCCCTCAGTCCTTTCTCTCGCTGCCTAATCTTATAGGGGTCATTAGCAGCGTCGAGCATATTATCTATCTCGTTCTGAGGAGGCGCGTCCTTATCTTCTTCCTTCTCAATTACCTCCGGTGTAAGCTATCGGCTCTCTCTTTAACTCAATCAACTCTTGCAGGAGGTCGCATGCGTCTGGTTCCGGCCCTAAGGTTCTGCCTGGTAAGCTTCCTCGCTGCA